CAGCCTGAGTCGGTCAGCACACTCACCGGATCCGGTGAACACAGCGATGTTAGCGGGGTTGCGCTGATGGAGCGTATGCGGGCCGATACCGAACGCGTGAGCATCATTAAGACCTGCAGAACAATGTACAAGACTGACCCGCGGGTAAAAAAAATGCACCGAATGTTGGCGCGTGACCTGGTGCGCGGCGGTTTCATCATCAAAACGGATCATACCGAAGCCAAGCAGGTCGCGACCAAATTACAGATCCGCTTACGGCTTAATCAGATCTGTGAGGATTACACCCGGCTTTCTGCGCGGGATGGCGATTCATTTATCGAAATTGGCGTCAATGAGAACCTGGACATCACCGAATTGAGCCGAAAACCGACACTGAAAATGCACCGCAATTCGGATGATGCCGATAGATTCGCGGAGACCAACCGCGCGTTCTGGCTGGATGATTCACCCTTTGGAGCGAGCGCCAGGCCATCGCAAACCGCGATCTGGTTCGCGGAGTGGCAAATGCTGCATCTGCGCTGGGATCATGATGAAGAGAACCGCTATGGCACACCGATGATGGCAAGCGCCACCGGCGTCTATAAACGCCTGTCTGAAGGCGAAACCGATGTGGCCGTGCGGCGCAAAACGCGCAGCGGCCGCCGCTATCACCACGTCATCGAAGGCAGCGCGGCAGACGTTGAAGCCTACAAGGAAACCAACAAGGCAGCGCTGAATTCCCCTTTTGCCGCCATGGTCGATTTTTTCAGCAATAAAAAAGGCTCGATTTCTGTCCTGGACGGTGAGGGCGCGAACCTGGGCGTCATCGAAGACATCAAATATCACCTGGAAACACTTGGCACCGCGGGCGATGTGCCCCTGGGGCTGGTTGGCTACGGCGGAGATTTGAATCGTGACATCCTGGGTGACCAGAAGGATCAATATAACGAATCACTCGAACAGGGTCGCGAATGGCTCTCTGATCAATTCCTGAAGCCGCTCTTCGAGCGTCAATGGCTATTGGCGGGTATCCTGCCGGAAAGTGTTAAATACTCGCTGATCTGGCGGCCGCGCGTCAGCCTGACACCGGTCCTGATCAGGGACCTGGCGGATGCGCTGCTGAAGTTGAAACTCTTGCAGGTCAGCGATGCCGACATCAGCGCGATCTTATCCTACTTTCTGCCGGGCGTTGAGCTGGACGCTGCAACCCTGGCGGCCGCCTCCGGAACGGATAGCGAACGCTTTGCCGGAATGTTGAAAGGCTTGAGCATCTGATATGGCAAAAAAGCTAAGCGAGATCCCGACCAGTAAACTGCAGGCTGCGCAGATCGCGGCCCTCGCCCGCATCCATCTCTGGGTGACCGGAGAAATCCATTTGCGCATCAATGATTTTACGCGCCAGGCGCGGGCGATCCTGATCAAGCGCGCCGATGGCGATGGTGTCTTCGACGGCGCTTCTAGTTACCAGGCGCAAATTGAGATCCTGCGCGCCTGGGGCGATGTGCAAAGCGAGATCCTGAAGTTGATGCAGGCGGGCATGCGCCAGGCCGCGCGCCTGCCGTTTGCGCTGCTGGCCGAGGAGCACCAGCGCCGTTTTGCAGATTTGCCAAAGATGGTCAGCGAGGCGCAGGGATCAGCCTATGCCGGTTGGGTTGAGCAGCAATTCCGTATGCTGATCGATCAGGCCAATACGCGTGTGCTGAACGGTCTAAATTTATCCGGGCGGGTCTGGCGCTTTGATCGCGAAACACGCGAAGATATTAACACATTGATTGTCCAGGCTATTACATCCAAGCAGGACGCCTGGAGCCTGGCAAAGGACCTTGAAAAATATCTTGGATCAAGCCAGGATTGCCCACGTTGGACATCCAGTCGATTGTATGGCCTGACCAAAAGCGATATTGCCAGCGGCGATCTGCAGGGCCTGGTGACCGGTGATGCCTGTGATGGTCAGGGCGTGGCCTACAAGGCGCTGCGCATGGCGCGCACTGAAATTCAGGCTATCCATGCTGATGCAACCACTCGGCAACTGGCAGCCTCGCCATGGGTACAAAAGGAAAGGATCGTGCTTTCTACTGGTCACCCTGAACCGGACATCTGCGACGATGTCATCAACGAGGGCGATGATGGCAAAGGAATTTACGAAGTTGGCAGCATCACCCTGCCGCTGCATCCTCAATGCCTTTGCTACAAAGTGGCCGTTTCGATGAGTGACGATGAATTCGTTGCCAACATGCGCGGCTGGCTAGATAACAGCCAGGCCTGGCCGGAGATGGATGCCTACAGCGCCAATGTGGGTGGCACAAGCGCCAACCTGGCAGCTGAAAACGCGGCGCTTAATACCTGGCTATGGGGCACGGAGAAAGAACTGGAAAAGGTGATGAAATGAGCCTGACCGGAGATATCAAGGACCTTTTGGAAGCCGATACCGCCCTGATGGCAATCTTGACCGGCGGCGTGCATGATGCTGTTGAAATTTCCCGCCAGCTCACGCCCGGGGCTTTCGATGCAAATAATGAGATTAAACCTTGTGCACTGGTCAAAACTGGTACAGAGACTGCTGTTCACAACAAGATCAGCGCGATGCAAACTTCGTTGACGATCTACTTCTACCAGCGCACCGGCTACACAGTTATCGATGTTGCGCTGGCCAGAGTTTTAGCAATTCTCAATCTCTATCACGCGGTCAACATTTGGGAGATTGAGTTTAACAATGAAATTGCGCGGTCAACTGATGATGCTCTGGCTTCATCGCTGGCCGTTCAACGATATGACGTAATCCGCAAACGGTAATTCACATTCAAATGGAGGTCTGAAATGGCAGGATTTGGCGATCAGCCAATGGGCATCAAGCAGATAAAAATCAAGGTTGGCGCGGTAGTTAAGGAATTACCTGCCGGTATAACCTTGAAGTTCAAAGAGAAGGTCATCAGCGCGCGCGGGCGTGGGGGTGATCGTCTTGTAGCGCTGGCCAGCGTTCCGGACGGCGTTGAATGGGAAATGGGCAGCCTGGGTGTGCCACTGGAAGCATACGCGATGATGACCGGGCTAACGGTGGACACTACCGGCACAACGCCCAACCAGATAAAAACGCTATCCAGTAGCGATAGCAACCGTTACCCCTATTTCGATATCTATGGCAAGTCCCTGGGGGTAGGTGCGGATGATATCCATGTGCATATCATCAATGCCAAGCTGACAGAAGGCATGGATGCGCCCTATGAAGATGGAAAGTTCACCAATAGCGGCTTCAAAGGCGAAGCGTTGGATTGGGAACTCGTACAAAATGAGACCGCAGCTACCCTACCTGCGGATGCATAAATGAATTCCTTCTAACTCTCCCCAGGCGAAAACTTGGGGAGAGTGAAGAGAAAAGGTGAATCATGGATAAAGCAGCATTGGAACAATCAAAACAAGCAAAGCGCGAACAACTGGCGGCCTGGCGCGCATCTCGCACACAGGAATTATCACTGCCATCCGGGCTGACCGTGTCTGTGCGTGATGCCAGCATTATGGATCTGGTTATTAATGGCAATATTCCTGAGACATTGATGGGTTCAATTATGAATCAGGTAGGTAATGGTGAGCAGGTGGACCTTTCCATGTTCAGCTCAGATAATGAATTTGGCAAGCTGATCAATGAGATGGTCAAGATCTGCGTGGTAGACCCACCCATCGCAGATGTTGCCGATGAAGATCATCTGGCGTTATCTGAATTGTCCGGAGACGATAAGATGGCCATCTTCAATCACGCCAACCGGGAGGTTGAACAAGTAAAAACCTTTCGCAGCGAACAGAATGAACTTGTGGACGCTGCACAGCCTGGGTGAGGCATACGGCAAAAGACCATCCGAATTTCTGGGGATGGAAACGCCCTGGGGATCATTCCAGGTTGATTATGCGGCAATGATCGTTGGTAGACAGGTAGAAAAAGACCTGGCAGATGGCAAGCCAGTTGGTCCGCAAAAAGCTGGCGAGCAAAATTATTTAGATCCGCGATTATTGCACAAGTTCGGCACAGTCAAGATCAAACCGGACGGAACCTGGTAAGGAGATTTATATGCTGGTAGGCAGTGCATATGGGAAGGTAGGTCTAGATAGCAGCGGCGTCGTGACCGGGGTGCAGCAGGCGGTCAACGCGCTGAAGAACTTTAAGTCAACCATGGAACTGGCTGGTGGTGGGCTGAATAAACTTAAATCAGGTTTGGATTCGGCCAAGTCGGCTGTGGCTGCGGCCCGCGCGGAACTTGACAAATTAAAAGCCGGAAAGGCAGGGAAGGAAGAGATTGAAGCAGCGGCAGCCAGTTTGAAAAAGCTGGAAGCAAATGCCAATACTGCCGCCACCGCTGTTCGGAATGCAGAAACCCAAATACAACAGCTACGCCAGGCAGGCATGGCGCTGGGGCAGGGAATGCAGAACGTAGGTAACATGCTTACTGTTGGCGTGACCTTACCATTACTTGCAGCAGGTGGTGCAGCAATTAAATTGGCTAGTGATTTAAACGAATCTAAAAGTTTGACAGGGGTCATCTTCAGCGATATGTCAAAGGATATTTTGAAGTGGGCTGAAGATGCTAATACCAAATTGCAAATGACTCGCAAGGAAGCCCTGGATTCGGCTAATGATTTTGCCATATTTGGTAAGGCTGCAAAATTAGCGGGCAATGATTTGGTTAAATTTGCTGAAGAAAACACACAGCTTGCAGCCGATTTGGCGTCAGCCAAGAACACATCGTCCGATGAAGCGATTACCGCTATTGGAGCTGCATATCGTGGAGAAATGGAGCCGATCAGAAAATATGGCGTTCTACTCGATCAGCAAATTGTAAAAGATAAAGCCGTTTCGATGGGGTTGATGAAAACGAATGATGAGCTAACAACGCAAAATAAAATCTTGGCAGTTAATGCGCTCGTGTTGGAACAAACTTCGTATGCCCAGGGAGATATTGCGCGTACTGGTGGAGAAGTAGCCGGACAAATGAAAGAGGCTAATAAATCTATTCAGGATCTATTGGCTGATTTTGGAACTAACTTACTGCCTATGGCCAGGAATGCTTTAGTTGTGTTTAATCAGCTTCTACGATTTTTAAATAACCTATCGCCATCGACGCAACAAAATATTATTGTCTTTTTAGGTTTAGCCGCAGCATTAGGCCCAGTACTTTCAACCATGGGCGGGTTGCTGATGTTCGTGTTACAGATAACTGCGATTTGGCCGCAAGTGGTTACAGGTGCAGCTCTTATTGCGCCAACATTCGCAACCATCGGAACGGTCATCACTGGCACTGTCATTCCCGCAATTGTGGGCTTTATTGGTGCGGCTCTGCCCATCATTGCCGTGGTTGCTCTGGTCGCGGCGGCGATAGGGTTATTGTATTGGGCCTTCTCTACAAATTTCATGGGCATCACTGATACGGTCAAGATGCTGGGGGTGATCATTCCGTTTTATATTAATCAAATGTGGAACTCGGTCGTGCTGTATTTTGCGAATGCGTGGAAAACATTAACCGATATTTCCAGGAAAATCGCCACAAGTATAGCGGACGCATTCAAGATCGATTGGGGCCAAATTGGAGCGAATATCATTTCAGGGATTGTAAATGGGATCATTAATGGGATCGGGGCTTTGATCGAGGCAGCTAAACGCGCTGCAAATGCGGTGATGGATGCATTCAAGCAAACATTACAAATAGCATCGCCATCAAAGAAGTTCGATTGGTTTGGAAAAATGAGTGGAGTTGGTTATATCAATGGTTTGAACAGTGCAGTTCAACCGGCGATGGTGGCCAGCGCCGCATCCAGGCCAGTGCAGCAAATGGCCAGGGCAACCAGCTATCAGACACTCAACTTCGCGGATGGTCTGAGCATCCACGAAGCCAGGCGTATGCAGGTCGAAAGTGAACGCAGAATGCAGGTCTGGACACGAAAACTATTAGGAGCATGACACAATGACGATGGGCTATAAGATCGGGCTTACTACAACCATGACAGCTCTGGATGCGCTCGCATCGCCACTTCCCATTCCAAATTTTGAGTGGCAGGATGCCCAGGATGAAATTATTTTGGGTAATGGTCAAACGCGCGGAATCGGATCACCGCTGGCGCGTTGGACATTTGCGCTATCTGAAAATGTTGCTGCCAGAAATGCGTTAAAAGCGTTTTGTCCTGGAAGGAGTGCGGAAGTATATATTGCTACCCAGCGGAATGATGGATCATTTGCGAATTACAGCGTAACGATGCACTGGCCTTTAACAGAAAATAAGGAAAATGGTTGGGATATGGGTCTGGTGATCGAATTTACGAACCTGGTGGTGATTCCATGACGCGCGCCTTGACTTCTCCAGAACTTATCAAACTGCGAGGCGATCAGCAATGGAACCGGTATTACCTGGCCATTCAACCAAGAACGGTTGTATTTGCAGCGAGGATCAACCAAACATTTTCGTCAAATGACAAGGTCAAGGCAATAAAATACGACACTGCCACTGGCGACTATACTGCGGTAAAGCCGGATATGACCGTCTACATTGGATCTACGCCAGGCGCCTATGATATTGGCATATGCCGTGTTCGCAAGGCAGCCACATCCAATAAGCTTTTTATCGGCCTGATCTCCGATATTAAATTGGCTGATAACCTGCATATAACCGTTCTGAACCATTATGGTTGGCATCCGAAGCATCCAACCATGCGCACGGATGGATCTGCCCTGATGGATTGTGATGTGGTCTACAGTGCTCAGCATTCGGCAACGGTGCCAACTGTCAATCTGGGCGCGCCTACTGTGGCCTGGTTGACCGGGTCAAGTATTACTGTTAGTTTTAATGCATCCGGATCATGGAACCTGTCAGGCGGGACGCTTGCCTTTGCCTGGTCGTTCCCTGGCGCCGTATCATCTACCGGCGCCGCAACAGCTACGCCAACCGCAACGTACAACGCAGCGGGGACATACCAGGCGGCCTGCGCGATTACTGTGGCCGGTGTCAGCAAGACGCGGTATACCGATGTTTATGTGTTTTCGAAAACAAGTATGCCTGTCACGCAGTTCGAAATCACAGCGTTAAATGGGCAATTTTCTGACAAAGGATGGGGATGTGACTTAACATTTTACGCTGAAGCCGGGCTCAGCAGCTTGCCAGATCAAGCTGAGATCGTCATATTTTCGCGCGATTTTTATCAGGGCGTGGAAGGCAGTATTGGACCGATTTCGGGGCGTGAAAATATCGTTTTTCGTGGTTGGGTTGATGATGAGAGCCTGGTCAGCGATCCAAAAAGTGGAAAGGTATCAATTAGCGCATACGGACCACAGCATTGGTTGGATAAGATCGACGCCATTCCGTTCGATTTGAAATATGGCACAAACGATTGGACGCATTTCAGTAATCTGACCGTTGATGCTGCAATCTGGCAAGTTTTGACCTGGCGCAGCACAACCAACAATTTGATTGATATTTACCCAACGGGCGACACTCGTGCAGCTCCGCACCTGGAAGGTTCAGAAGGTACTGTTTGGGCCCAACTAAAAAGCATCCTTGACCGAATTATGGCAGAGCCTATCTGTGATCATTTCGGAAATTTATATAACCAGATTGACAGCCAATATCTTGCTGACGCGGACCGCACATCAATCCCGGAAGTGATTACTCTGGAAAAGACTGACTGGCGCGATGGATTGGATATTCAGCGTTTGCCAACATCGGAATCATCGCAGGTTATTTTGACGGGCCTGGTAACTTCCGGTGCTTCGACAAAAACAATTTATTCTTTGGCAGCAGGACACATCTATAAAAATTTTGGTGCACCATTTTCTAAAGATGGTCTATTAGCATCATCGCAATCTCAGCAAAACGCGTTGGCCGGGTTGATATTAGGACATGAGAACAGAGCCTATGAGTTCACAATCCCCGGGGCTGCAATCAATCGTATGATCGATATCGCACCCAGGCAATATATTTTGTTGAACATTGCTGCGGGCGATACACCGCGCGGAGTAGCATATGCAGGCCGGGCCATTGTGCGGTCCGTTTCATGGGATGTGGTCAATGGAACGTTGTTGCCAACATATGATGCTGAGATGGAAACCTTCGCTGAGATTGGTATTAATGGGGATATTCCGATTCTAGATGATCCGGATAATCCGGATGATCCCAATAATTCGATTAATGTACCAATGCCATCTTATCCCCCAATACATAATATTGAGACTCCTGAACCACCCGAACCAGAACCTGGGTTGCCGGATCCCGCTAACTGCAATGATACGGGCCCGGCTACTACAGTCAATATGGCATGGGATAAGGCCTTTTTGCGTGGTGATGGCGATCGTATTGCTCATACCTGGAACCCTTGCACGATTAGATCATCAACAGCCGATAATCCGACCACGATGCAATTTACTATTAACAATAGAGGACAAGCATACAATCATTTACACTGTTATGGAATCGACGGAAGTTATGCGCGTTTAGTGTCTGGCATCGTAACCGTTTCAGAGAGCTCGGGCGATACCTATACCATGAACGTGGCGTTTTCACCATCAACAGCCACAACCGTGGCAGGGTTTGAACTGGAGTTGGACGAAGGTCTGGATGCTACCCCTGCGCCTCTATATTGTGAAATTGAAGGTACAGATTATAGGTTGGATGGACCTTTTGAAGGTGGTCAAACAGCCAACGTTACGTTATTTCGCCCTATATATGACCCCACGCATGGTCATATCCAGTTTGCGTTCACTGGAACGGGGGCCAATAATAACGGCATACTCAACTATAATTTCCAGCTATCAGCTCATTTATCTACCGAAGACGGTTATGAAGAATTCGGTGACTTATATGCGTATGTAATTTGGAGTGGTATTTCAAGCGCCGGTCCTATCGCTATAGAGAGCGCTGGTCTCGGAAGAAAATACACATCGTACGTAGGCCATTACAAAGTCAGCGAAGGTTTTTTGGCACCAATAGTCAGCTACTATATAATCAGTGGGGATTATTTCAGTCCGGGAAACTTCACTGTAGGTGGTTTTATTGACTTGTATTACTCAGCTACTATTCCCCAGCGTTCTGCAGCTTTGGGACCAACTAATTTAAATAATGTTTGTCCGGCGGGGGCGTAGTATGAAAAAGACGAACGATGTTCTTGGAAAACGCTTAAGCTCCTATAAGCAAAAGCCATTTATATCGCATGGCTGTATTGGCAATCTGGCGACAGGAAAAATTTCTATTGCAGGTAAGCAATTTACGATTTACGTTACGTTGCAGACTGGTGAAGTGATTGAGGCTATTAACACGCGCGTACCGAACTTTTATCAGCAGCCTGTCATTGTTGGCATGGATCCTGACAATTTCTCGGATGTGACCCAGGTCTTGAGCGCGTGGAATGTATACAGTGGCGAAATTCCAGCGATGGGGATTGGACCGCATCGTGAACAGCATGAATGGCCGAATTATGATGCGCCTTATGTAAAGAGTGAGGTGATTTATCTCTCGCTTTACCATCCAGTTGCAGGTCAACCCAAAGTTGTAATCTATCCGGGAAATTATCTTACTTCAATCGGCTGGAAAATTGTCACGGCTAAAACGATAGTCGATTTGACATCGAGCGTGCCAACGACTGCAGGAAAAGCGCGATATGCGATCATAGCAGTTGATTTGTCAGGGGCATTTGTAGTTCGCAATGGTACCGAAATAACTGGCTGGTCAAATTTGGTGCCCAGCCATATTCCCACACCTGTAAAGGGAGATAACTGCATTTGTGCGGTAAAGATATTTGCTGGCCAGAAGGAATTCAGAAAAAATAAGGATAACAATGATTTCACTGACCTAAGATTTACCGGTGCCAATAATGGATCTACTACTGTGCTTGAACACCATGGCAATGAACATATATCTACAGGGGGTGACCCAATACCAGATGTGATTCCAGACGGCGCATCCGGTCTAATGCCTGGCTCTGCGGCCACAAAACTAGCGGGTATTGAGCCTGGCGCGCAAGCCAACGTCAATGCCGACTGGAATGCAACCAGCGGCGATGCAGAAATATTGAACAAACCAACCATACCGCCTACGGGAATAACTATCAAAACGGTTGATGGAACTGTTGACGTTAACAATGTTTTGACAATGGTAGTTAGCAACGATACCCTGATTGATGAGGGCGATGGACAAGTCACACTTGATACTGGCGGTGGAGGAACGCTTGGAGCTGAATTAATTGATCTTACGTCTCAGGTTACAGGTATGGAGACACATTTCACTTTTTCGCCAGCAGCTCTAGCAATAATCGTCTTTATTGATGGCGCAGCCGATTCCATCAGTAATATAACAATGGACATGGATGGTTTAGGTTTTACTCTCGCAAGTGCGCCATTGGTAACTTCCACTTTACAAATCCTGCGCATGACATCGGTATCCGGCGGATCAGGTCATACTATCCAGGATAATGGCTCAGCAATAACGCCACGACCGAACCTAAACATCATTGGTGCAGTTATTGAAGATGATGTTAGCAATTCGGCTACCAAAATAACGCTTCCATCTATTCCTGTGATCCCGGCTTGGGTTCTAAGTAGCCCAGATATGCCTCCGACATCGCCAGATGTTATGGATGATGAGTTTGATGGATCATCATTAGATTCAAAATGGACTGCTATTATCTCGTCGGGAGCATCGTCAACTATTACTTTTACAGGATCGAAAGTAATATTAGGACATGCGAATGCGGCTAATGAGTATTATCGACATTGCGACATATTTCAAACGTTGCCCACTGGACCATGTAAATTTAGGGCAAAAGTGAACCTTGAAAGCATGCGAAATAACTTTGTGGGGATTGGTTTAACGATTCGAGTTTCATCATCAGGCAGAGCTTTATTTGCGGGCCTCTTAACGCATACTAGTTATGGTGGTTTTCCTGTATTTATTCTTGACTCGACAGGAGAAACAGAAAATTATGAACGAATTTCAGGATATTTAGCTGCAATGACAGCCTATTTTGAAATAGAATTTACCGCTACTGACGTAATTTGGAGATATTCAACAAGTGGCGATGCCTATTCTATAATTTATTCGATAGGATTATCAGATATTGGAGCTATAGACCAGATTGGTATAGGTTGTCATCCTCAAACTGTCGAAAGCAAACCAGCCTTAGTGTCATGCGATTGGTTCAGGAGAATCTCATGACCATGGGATGATTTAGAGTATTTAAGAAGAAAGCCCTTATCGACGTGATGAGGGCTTTCTTCTTATCTGTATTTGAATGGCTACGGTATGCGTAAAGCTAGGAGCCACCAAAGGCCCGTGGTGCGTAGGCATACCTTTCAATTTCATGCCCCCTGGGGCGTCTGGTGGGTTCTCAGGGGGCGTGGCTTCATCTTCTGTGTCCATATAGATGACCATTTCACCTGTAAGCTGGTCATCGTGACGATCCATGCGGATTTCTGACACCAGGCCCTGGAGAATGACACGCCTGGCGTGTGGATCAGCCGTGGTAATCAAATCAGCCATGTGAAGCGCGTAGGCCTGAAGCTGCTCATCTGATAGATTTTGTAGGGGTGTTTCCTGGGCGGTCTTGATTTCGATCAGGGCCGTTTTTAGTTCGGTTTGTTCAGCTTCGAGCGCTTCCAGTCGGTCAAGCAGCGGGCGTGAATGGCCACGGTCAGCGATGGCGGCGGTGATATTGTTCATCTTATTGCGCACAGCCGTCAGGTCGCTTTGCAGGCCGATGCGCTTTTGTTCGAGCTCTTCGAGGCGTTGGGTTTGGCGCCGCTGCAGGGCCCGGTAACTTTGGGTATAGTAGTCCGGATCACGCAGGATCTCGGATAATTTATTAATGATGCCCTGTTCAAGCGAGTAGGCCGGAAGATGGGGCAGGTCACAATCACGGCGCCGGGATCCGCGTGTGCAGCGGTAGGATTGGATGTCGCCGTTTTTCTTTTTGGTGGTGTGCGCCCATAACGGCGACCCGCACCGGCCACAGCGGATCAGGCCGGAAAGCAGATGCTTGGACCCTACCCGCCGGGGATGGTCTGCAACAGATTTTAGCTGAGCGCGCTGAGTGTAGCGGGCCGATATTATTTGACAATTCGTCCATGTAGCCAGATCGATCATGGGTTTGCAATAATTTTCAATCGTCAAGGTGCCATAAACCAGGGTGCCGATATAAATTTTGTTGGCCCAGAAGGTTTGGTAGGATGTAAGTGAAGTGAACAAGCGCGTTTCGGCATTTATATCTGCCAGGGACGATCCTGACACGCGCATTTTGAAGGCGGTCTGGATGCGGACGATCATCGCCGGATCCGGCACCCAGCGCGCGGCAGTCCGGACAGATCCATCACGCCGTAAGCCGATTTCCATGGGTTGGCGCATAAAACCTGCCGGGGGGTTGCCCGGCACGCAGCCAAACACCGTTACGAGGTCCTGCAGGCCGCGGCGGGCATCCCGGCTGACCTGACGTTTCTTCTCTTGGTTTGCGATGTCAATGATAATCTCGACGATCTGGCCATAGGGACCTTCGGGGATCGGGTCGGTCATTGAGTGAATTACGAATCCGCGCTTGCGCAAAACGGATTTGTAAAACTGGGAATCATCCAGGTCGCGCGCGAAACGGGCATAATTCCAGATCAGCAGGCCATCCGGAAGAGACGACTCATGTTTGCTGCTCAGGTCGATCATTTCGTTAAAATGCTCACGGCCAACGACCGTGCCGCCTGAGCGCGCTTCATCGGCGAAAATAAGCGTCAGGTTGAGGCCATAACGCTCACAGAAGGCCAGGACTTCGGCTTTTTGCTGCGCGACGGATCGATCCTGCATGGGACCACCAGAATCGCGCAAATAGGTCCACAGTGTGGATCCTGATGGCAAAGTTGTAGGGGGAGGAAGATAGTCAGACATAATATTTACTGATTACCAGGGTTTCATTGCATTATTCATCAAGGTCTTGAGTCATTTTATCTGGAGCTTTCTTTACGCTTTTATCACGATCTGGAGTTGTGGGTTGTGGTCGTATATCAGGTTTTTTTTGACCGGCATCAGATTCGGTAAGTGGTTTTTTATCCGGTTTTTTGTCTGGTGTGTTGGATTTTGATAAGCGCTGAATGGTTTTATTTGTTGTTCGCATGGGATTCCTTTTTTGTTTTGAAAGTGTTATGATAAAAATATGTGGAAGTTTTGACCAGCTTGGAGGCCATAGTGAAATCGCAAAATGATAATGAGGCTTTGTACCTGCAAATTCCTTTAGAGGAAATGCAAAAATTATATGAACGGCAGATTTCTGGAGTTGATTCGATCAAAAATAACGTGCGTGCTGTGTTGAGTGCAGCCAGTTTGATCGTTTCGTTGGTAAGCGCAATGCAAATTGTATCTGCGCGCATCAGCCCGGATTGGTTGGCTTTTTATCAAGCTGCAGTAGTTTTTGCGGTTTTCCTTTATATTGCTCTGATCATCATGTGCATCTCGGCCCTCTGGCCTGTAAATGTTATTGGACCGATGAAGGCAGATTGGGATGAGTTAACAACTTCATACAAAAACAAAACCTATCTGGATGCAATTCGTTTGCAGTTGAGTTCGGTATTGAACGCTATTGATGAAAACGCTCCTATCCTGAACCGTTTGAAATATTTGCAAATCAGTGTTCAAATTTTATTGGCAATCCTTGTAACTCTCATTTTGTTGATGGCGCTTATTCCACGTATTTGAAATATCTTTTTTCAGAGCCCTTCCAATATTGGAAGGGCTTTTGTGTTTAATATTGAAGTAGTTATGTTATTTTTGTCCAAGCGACGATAGAAATATAAGTAAAAAGCACAAACAAATTGGAATTGTGACGAACACTATTAGCATATTCCCCAAGCTATTCATCGACTTACCGACTGCATTCAATTTTTCCGCGGTCGTGAAGTTAATTGTTTTTCCACAATGTTTGCATACATTGGCTTCTGCCTGAATCATTTCTGCGCAATAGGGACATTTCTTTAAGCTTGTGTTGATCAGTTCCTGAATAGGAGCGTTTTCTGCTTTCCTCTTTTCCAGTTTTGCTGCGTAATTATCCATCTCAGACCACTCTTGTGATCCATTTACCCAGTTGCCCAGTTTATCGCCAAAATCATCGAGGTCTTTAGATTCTGGAAGCTTTAGCGCCTTACTTGTCGCTTGAGATAATTCCCAATGCTTTTCGCTGGCTATTTTGTTTTGTGGATTAATACGCAAGATTTGCTCTAAGCATTGTATGCGTTCCATATCGTTGTTAGCAGCGTTGTACATCCATTGCCAGGCGCGTTCATTGTCTGCATTCCCCTTGATGGCTACAGCTAAAAATTTGCGGGCTTCATCACGCTTTCCAGCTTTTAACGCATCGATACCCAGTTGTAAGTTATCCATCAGATACTCCTACGCCAGAAAACTGGCAACATGGCAAGTGCTGCAATAATCAAATTTCCTATTACGCCAAACGTTATGGCAGAGACAGGTTGTAAATGAGTTGCGATTGCAATAACAAGAATTTGGGCCAGCATAACAGGAAAGAGGACATCCCGGGGATGAATGCGGTGTAAATCAATATCCCCAACCCAATAATAACGTGTTGTCTTGATCTGATGTATAGAGAAAAGTCTGGTGAGCGAGTCAATATTGTCAGAATTTCCAGCGATAAGAACCAGCACAGCGAGACGAATAAGCTTAAAGCGACGGCGAAACAGTTTCATAAATCCCCTTGTTGCATGAGATGATCCCATCCGAAATGATGGGATTT